ATGTTGCTCGAAAATTAATAGATGTTCCTATTATTGGACCCTACGCTAAAGCTACAGAGATGGTTTCATCTGCTGTGGCATCTGTTGCATCAATGTTTGGATTTACAGATACTCCTAATATGGAAGCTGTTTCAGCTTTCAAGAATTTACCATTTCATGCTCTTGCTAGTGCCGAAGTTTCGGCTCCTATAGATAAATTAAGTATTGATCCTAAACAAGAGCTTACAATTGATAATAGATGTACTGGATTAGATGGAACTGATGATATGATGATTTCAAATATAGTCACTCGTGAAAGCTACTTAACTCAATTTACTTTTTCACATACAAATTCTACTGATGATTTATTACACGTTTCTTATGTTTCGCCTCATTTATTGGATAGTGAAACTAGTGGAGCTCCAGCAACTTATGTAGCTGGTACTCCTATGTCTCATGTTTCTATGATGTTTGGATGTTGGCGAGGTGATATAGTTTATAGATTTCGTTTTATTTGTTCCAAGTTTCATAGAGGTCGTGTTGCTATTCAATGGGACCCAACGGGTAATATTTCTTCTGTAGCGAATGCATCGAATCAAGTTTTCACGAAAATTGTAGATCTTAGTGAACAGACAGATATTGAGGTTTGTATACCTTATTTACAAGCTACAGAATGGCAGTATACTGCTATATATACTAATGGCGGTAATTATTCAAATAATTATTTTGCTAATGGTGGCGGTTCTCCCGCTAATGGTTATGATAGTTCAATTCATAATGGGTATTTATCTGTAAAATGTTTAACTGTTTTGACTTCTCCCACTAACGCGGCAGATATAGAAGTGCTAGTTAGTGTTCGTGGTGCAGAAAATTTAGAATTTGCTGTTCCTATTCCACCACCCCAAAGTACAACCTTGTATAATCTTCAATCTGAAGATTTAGTTACTTATGATTCTCCAGATCAGGTGTGCGTTGGTGAGAAGTCTATGACTACAGATAAAAACTCATATTTAGTATATATGGGTGAGAGATATGCTTCTTTGCGTTCATTGCTCAGAAGATCTACTCTTGCCAAAATGATATATAGTGGCTCAGATTCAACCAATATGATAAGATATTTCCAATGTAGAATGGCCTATATTCCCCCTTATAGGGGCTATGACCCTAGTGGTATTGAATCTGCAAAGGGAACTTTAGTTGGAGGTAGTAATTTCGCTTATAATTATTCCTTTGTTACTCCATGGAATTGGATGGCATGGTGTTATCGCGGTTATAGAGGATCCCAGAATTGGACTTTTAATATTAATTCCGCAGCTCCTGTATCTCATATTCGAGCATATAGGCAAGCTGCTGGCCGCGGTTCTGCTACTTCTTGGCGTACCACTGGTGCTCAAGCTACTGGTGCGACATATAGTGCTGTTACCAAATTCCTAACTGATAACTTTCAAAATGCTAATGAAGGACAATCATTATTGAATCAGAATACCCAGACTGGGTTGACTGTTCAAGTTCCCTTTTATTCTAAATTTCGATTTAGAACTACAGATCCCGCAGTAGCTACTAATGGAACAGCTGCTGATGGTACTAATTTAGATGGTTTAACTGTCGAATATGTACTTCAACCTTTGTTCAATACAGCTGTTGCTGCTGGGGTGTTTATTGAGCAACATTTTGCCATAGGTACGGATTTTAGTTTTATTTTCTTTTTAAATGTACCAACAGTAATTTTGTTGAACTCGCCTACTGCTAATTAGTAGTAGTAGCTCGTTAGTGGAGCTTATATTTTCACTACGTCGAAAGACGTTAAATTAATCCTGTCGGACGGCGGCAGGTGAGCTTATATTTTATAAGAGCTCCGAGACAACCGTATAAAGCAAGAATGCTAAGAGATTATGTATTCAAATTGTCACAAGCCAATAGGTTTTGTAGCTTCGCTTTATGCGGAGTGAAATTTTTTCCTATGCCATAAGAGCCTTGTGACCGTCATTTTTGCTTTATCGATTGTTAGTCGATGTAAAAAAAAAAAAAAAAAAAAAAAAAA